TTTGTGTGTTTGGCGTTGCAAGTTGCAATCCGCACGCATCACCATCTGCGTCTACAGAGTTCTTAAAATCTAAAGCTACTGCCACTCCATAACCTGGGGCAGTAACTGTTAAATCCAACTCTTTACCGCCAGTGTTTTCTCCAAAACGAAGGCTAATTGTTCCAGCGGTTGCGTCAGACGCTACTACAAAAAAGTTTTGATTAGCAGGGTTGTCTTTTAGAACAATTTGCTCATGCGTATCGGTACGAATAAGCTTTACAGGAACCCAGGTTGCAATGTTTGCAATGCCGTCTGTAGCACCAGCCCACGCAGTGTAATCACCTGTGTAGTCTAGCACACACGGGGCATCACCAGCGGTTCCCCAAGTAGCAATATTAGCTACGTCTTGAGCGTTGTTAGAGTCTCCAGGGGGGAAAACTGCTTTTTCGGACACGTACCCACGTACAGCGTTACCACAAACACTCACAGTGTTAGCGCTAATCTTAACATCGGTAACAAGCTTCTTCATCTCAGCATCGACGTATCCAATGAACGCGCCTTTGCCGCCAGACTTGGCTGCAGAAATAGCAGGGCCGGTAATTTCAAAACGGCCATACTGGTACTGAGCATTAATCTGAAGACGATTAAACCCTTGGCTACCAGCGTCAGGCAAAGCACTAGGTGCTCCAGCGCCGGTCGTTGTGCCACCTTCTTGGCGGAAACCAACACCGCTGTTACGGCTTACGTGTACTGGGATAATTGCGACACGACCTTGCCAATCGACAACGGCCTTTTCAAACATTTCCAGAACGAAGATCTCATTGTTAAGCTCTTCAATTACTGGACCAATATAAAACTCTTTCAGGATGTTCTGAAAGGTAGCTAATGTTGCGCCCATTTTAGGGACTCCTTATTAAAAAATGTTGTTTGTTTTTAGAAACTTACTAAGTGCTTTGTGAGCATCAGCCAGATTCTTTGGCTTTTCATCTGCAACAACTTGGCTGCTCGAAGAACTTGTGCCTGCAGTTTTGCTTGGCCGTGGCGCTGCAACTTTTGTCTGCGGGTTTTCACTCAAGTAATCTGCAATAGCCTGCTCTCGCATTTGATTAACAAAAGACTGGTAACGCTCGGCAACGTCCATAATGTTTACGTTGCCTGAAGCAACCGATTCTAAGATGGCGCGACGTGGCACATCAGGGTAAACATCGGTGGCGCTGGCAATTTCAGCCTCTAATTGCTGCTCTGCCATACCAAGCTCGTAGTTATGCACCCTAGATGCTAAGAACTCATACTTCTTTCCAAATTCGCTTTGAAGGGCGTTAAAGTATTGCGCTTCTTCTTCCGACAAAAACTCAGGCGGGGTTAGCGAAGTTTGATACGCCTCCACCTGTTGAGTTTGCTGCGGAGCTTCAGCCGGAGCTTGAGAT